TGATCGTCAACCCGAACCTGAAGGGGGGCGGTGCGTCAGCACCGGGGACCACAGCAGCTCCGTCGCAGAACACCCTCCCGAAGTACGTGGACGACGGCGACAACGGAGCGGAACCGGCTTCACAGCTGGAGTCGGTCGGCGCACCGGCCGGGACGCCCACGGCGGTTGACGACGATCCCTGGGGATCCCAGGACTCCTGAGTCCGTCCCTGCGGCACAGCCCGCTCTTGCTCCGGCAGGGGCGGGCTGTTTCGTCTCCTGAGAAAGGTTGCAATGGAAGTCCCTAAGTTCTCAATCCGAGTGCTGGACCATCCCGACAAGGTCTCGCAGTTCTGGGAGTGGCTCACCCACCGCCCGCAGGGCTATGTGGCGTGCGACATCGAAACCGGATCCGTGCCCGGTGGGCATGAGCTGGAAATCTACCGACCAGGGTTCCACGTCCGGATGATGCAGTTCGGTGACGCACAGGGCGGTTGGGCCATCCCGTTCCAGGAGTGGAAGGGACTGGTCAAGGGCTCGTTCGACTGGGTCTCCCAATCACGCACCACCCATGTCTGGCACAACGGGTTCGGTTACGACGCGTCCGCGCTCTGGCAGGAGGGGATCGTCATCGACCCCACCTGTATGCACGACACCCAGATCACCGCAGGGATCGGTGGATTCGCCGGGGAGTCCCGCAAGCTGAAGACGTTGCTGCGCAGGGAGTTCGGGCCGTGGGCATCGGTGGGAGAAGACATCCTGCACACCGGCATGAAGAACGCCGGTTGGACCTGGACCGACATCCCGATGGGGTGGAAGCCCTACCCGATGTACGGCGTGGTGGACGTCGTCGGCACCAGCATGCTGTACGAGCGCTGGGAGCCGTGGCGTAAGCAGTTCGCCGCTCACCATGACATGGAGATCGCGACATCAGTGATCACCAACCAGATGTCCCGCACCGGGATGATGGTGGACGGTGAGTACCTGGCCACCGAGATCATGCGGCTCGCGGAGGAAGAAGATGCTCTCCTGAAGGAGAGCATGGCAATGGGCTGGGGAGATCCGAACAAGCGCACCGAGGTTCTCCGCATCCTGCATCAGGCAGGTGTGTTGGATGAGAAGCGGCTGACCGATGGCGGTCAGATCTCAATTGACAAGAAACAGATGATCCAGGTCGGGAACAAGCACCCTCTGGCGGAGCTGCGGCTGAAGTACATGTTCGTGCAGCGCATGCGGAAGGACTACCTGGAGAAGATTCTCGGGCTGATCGGTGGAGAGATGTCCCCACAGGTCATCCACCCCAGCATCTGGTCCATGGCTGCAAAGACGTCCCGCATGTCGGTGTCCAACCCTCCGCTGCAGCAGATGCCGTCCAATGACCACACCGCGCGGCGGGCGTTCATTCCGGACAATCCGGATCATGTGCTCATCGGTGCTGATTTCGGACAAATAGAGATGAGAACCTGGGCGATCATGAACAATGATCAGCTCCTGAAGGACATGTTCAACGAGGCCGATCGTACCGGCCAGGACTTCTTCGTGCTGATGGCCAAGGATCTCTACAACGAGCCCGACTTCAAAAAGTCCGACCCCCGGCGCGGACCGATCAAGAACACCGCGTACGCCACCATTTACGCCGGTGGGGACATGACCATCGCGGAGACCGCCGGTCTGCCACTGGAACAGGTGCAGCCAACCATCAACGCGCTGAAGGACCGGTACCCCAGTTTCAAGGACGCCGGGCAGTCCATGGTCACCAAGACCGCAGACGGCATCTTCGAAGCCTGGACCCCCAACGGACGCCGGTTCCGGGTGCGGGAATGGAAGGACAAGCGGGTGCTCCCCAACTGGTGTGGCCAAGGTTGGGCTGCGACCATCCTGAAGGACTCCGCGATCGGCTGTAAGGCGGCTGGCCTGGGGGACAACCTTCGGCTGGCGGTGCACGACGAACTGATCTTCTCCGTGCCCCGTGATGAAGCGAAAGACGCAGCCATGGAAATCGAAGAGATCATGAACAGCCAGATCGATCCGGCTGAACACGGCGTGGCGATTCGCGCCAAGGCCAACATCGGGGACAACTGGGCGGAATTGAAGTAGATATAAGTAAGCACCTAGCTCACATACTACAAGAAGAGGTCATAATGCTGATTGCGGTAACCGGATATAAGAACTCTGGCAAGAACGCTGTATGCAACGTGCTGGAGCAGGAGTACGGATTCAAGATCACAGGGATGGCGGACGCTCTGAAGGAGCAGATGTACATCCTGAACCCGATCATTCACGCCATCATTCGTACCGAGTTCGATGGAGGTGGGCCGGACTACTTCGAGGGAAACAAGCATGTGGAGGTGGTCCGCCTCAGAGAGATCATTGCCGAAGACGGGTGGGACGAAGCCAAAGAGAAGTACCCCGAGATCCGGCGTCTCCTGCAGATCGGCGGGACGGAAGCCGGACGCAACATCTTCGGGGAGAACATCTGGCCAGAGACCTGGTACAAGCGCACAAAGGTGTGGCTGAAGCAAGGATATGACGTCTGCGTCTCGGACATGCGGTTCCTGAACGAGGCCGCGTTCGTGCGGGAGCTAGGTGGATATGTATGGCGGGTGCAGCGCTCCGGGTGTGTTGCTGGGTTGCACGCCAGTGAAAGTGAACTGGACAAGATCGAACCAGATCAGGTGATCAACAACGACAGCGCTCTGGCAGACCTTGTTCCACTCGTACGGCATCTGAGGGCAGCGGCGTGGTGAGGGTACTCAGTGTAGACCCCGGCGGGACCAGCTCCAGTGTCCGGCGCGAGGCGCAGGGCAAGGGCGGTGCCACGGGTGCTGTGCTGTTCGAGCCGCTGGAGCGGTTCAAGATCCAGGTGCTGGACTGGTGGGAGATCACCGAACGCCTGGAGTTCCTTGACATGGCACAGCAGATGCACGACAATGGGGTGGAGCACTGCATCTGTGAGTACTTCTACCCGGCTGATTTCAACAAGACTTGGCAGCCGGATGTCATCTACATCATCGGAACGCTGGAGTACATCTGGCGTCCCGAGCATTTCTACAACAAGACCCGGGCCTCGGACGCGAACCAGTGGGGCACGGACACCAAAATCGCTCCCTACCGGGACGCCGGAGTCGGCAAGGGTGGCCACGGCCACGCATTGATGGCTCTTCGCCACGCACTGCACTGGACGGCACACGTCTGGGAAGGATGGAAGACATAATGAAGATGGAACTCTCGTTCCTTCCGGACGGTCTGGACCGGAGGCTAGCCGGGCACATCGCGGTGGACGTGCCGCCCACCTACCACGACGTGATCAAGGAGATCCCGGGGTACAAGTGGGCCGCGCACGCCCGGACGTGCACGGTGCCGAAGGCGTGGCCAGCCGCGCTCGCGCTCGGTGCGGTGGCCACGAAGTACGGGTTCACCCTGTCTCCGGATGAAGAGGTGCTGGCCTGGTACCGGCGCAACCAGCAGGAGTGGAAGACGCTGCGGGATGCAGCTGGCTACCTCGGTTCCGATCTGGAGAAGGAAGAGGGCCTGTCCTACTACCCGCATCAGATCACCGGGGCGGACTGGTTGCTGCTGTCCACGGAGACCACAGGACGCGCTCTGTTGGACCAGACCGGGTCCGGCAAGACAAACACGTTCATCCACGCGATCCAGAAGGGGAACCTCACTGCCAAGGGACCGGCCCTGGTGATCTGCCCGGAGTCCGTGATGACCACCGGCTGGTCCCAGAGTTTGGAGCGGTTCGCTCCGGAGCTGCGAACGGTGGAGATCACTGGCACCCCGACCCAGCGGCGGAAGACCGTAGCTGCGATTAAGGAGGGCCTCTACGACGTCGCCATCATCGGCTACTCGAACCTCCGCACCAGCACCAGGCTGGAGGCCATGCCCGGCCACGCACTGAAGCGCTGCGTGGCCTGCGGTGGGCCCCGGCTGACATGCCAGGGGAACGTGGATGACAAGGGCAACCCGATGCCGGACCTGCACTACCACGAAGATGTTCGGATCGCTGTAGATGGGAGATCCTTCCGGGCGTACTGCAAATTCCCGGATTGCGAATGGCGCGGACCGATCCGGCAGTTCGGACTGCAGGCTGCCTGGGACCTGGCGGAACACACCCTGGTCTTCAAGAAGATCTCCGAGCTGACCATCGCCCAGTGCCAGACGCACATGAAGGAACTCAACGAGATCGAGTGGTCCGTGATTATCGCGGACGAAGCGCACCGCGTGCTGAACCACCAATCCCAGACTTCCATGTCACTCAACGGGATCGCTCACTACTCACCCTCGAACCCGCTCCGGTGGGCCGCGACCGGAACTCCGATCGCCACGAAGGTGGAGCAGGTGTGGTCCATCTTGCACTTCCTGGACCCTGTGGCGTGGCCACTGCGGTCCAAGTGGGTGGAGTGGCACTGCGTCAAGGGCTACAACAACTACGGGTTCCTGGAGTGGCAGGGTCTGCAGGAGAAGCGTGAGGCTGAGTTCCGCAGTACCTGGTCGGCCGTCACCCGCCGCGTGCTGAAGGAGCAGGTGCTGGACCTTCCGCCGCAGCTGCGCTGGGGTTCCCTGGAGGAACGCCTGACGATGTCCCGCAGCAGTGCGCAGTACCGCGTCTACCACGAGATGAAAGCCGAGATGCTGGCCATGGTGGACGAGGGCGAGATCACCGCGCAGAACGTCCTGGTGCAGGCCGGGCGGCTGTCCATGCTGGCCTCCGGTACTGGCTACCCCATCGGCCAGGACGGTGAGCTGGGTCTGAAGATGCCGTCCGTGAAGGTGGACGCACTGGTCCAGATGTGGAAGGACGGGGAGTGGGAGGGGGAGCAGCTCGCGGTGCTGTTCAACTCCCGGAAGGCTCTGCGGATGTGTGAGGACGCCCTGTACGGGGAGGGGCTGATCCGTCCGGACACGGTGTCCATCATCGCCGGGGATGTTCCCCAGAAGCGGCGGTCCGAGGACATCAACGACTTCCAGTCCGGGAAGCGGAGGGTGGTGCTGTTGACGTATGCGGCCGGTGGCACGGGTATCACGTTGACAGCTGCCAGCACGGTGGTGGTGTTCGAGCGGTCCTGGTCCCCGATCCTGAACGCTCAGGGGATCGACAGGTTCCACCGGATCGGTTCGGAGCGACACGCGGCGATCACCTACCGGGATCTCGTGGTCGCCGGGACCATTGAGGTGAAGCAGTTGGACCGGATGACCCAGAACGATGAGCGGTTGGAGTCGATCGTTCACGACCGGGACAAACTCAGGGAGCTGTTCGGTGCCTGATATTGTCCAGTCATGAGGAGACTCCTAGCTGAGCCGGACGCTGCCGTCGTGACTCAACTGAAGGCGAACCCTGGGCAGTGGTATGCCATTGCGGCCGGACCGGTAGATGAGCGGCACAAGTACGCACAGACGGCATACCGGATCCGGCGCGGGGACCGGGCAGCGTTCCGTCCGGCTGGACAGTTCGCTGCCACGGTGAAGGTCAATGACGAATGGGAGGATCCGGCGGAGCTGCGGGCTATGTATGTACCCGACGGGGATTGTTCACCGGCTTCGGCTTGATCTCCGGAGCTGGTGTCAACTTCTTCCCGGCGGGGTGGCGGGACATGGACTGGTTGACCTGAGTCTCATACGAGGGTCGGTCTTCAGTGAACAGTGGGATTGGCTTTTCCATACTTGGGATTATCCGAGACGAATACCCGATTTGTCCGGACCTGAAAGAGTGATTCTTTCCCTGCCTCTGCTCACTGTTCGTGGAGTAGCATGCCGGGGTGTCCCCACCGTGATCACGCCGGAACCAGTTCCAGTGAGCTGAACCGGCTTCCGGTGTGGTGGTCCGATGGTGATGTGCCCCGGGGTTTGCCCGATCTCAATGAACAGGTTCCCGACACCTGCCAGTACCAGGGTTGCGCGCAGGACCGTGATGGTGGCCGGGGTGATGCTGATGGCACCGGCACCGGACAGTTGCACCGAAGATGTGAGTACGCGGGTGGGGATGACCTGCATGCCACCAGCACCGGGGAGCTGCACTTGGGCTGTCTTGGAGACAGTTCCTGCCAGGAAGAAGAACTCCGAACCCTGGAGTGCAAGCGTGGCGAAGTGGGTGAGCACCCCGGAAATGCTCAAAGTCCCGGAACCGGCCAGAGTGACGGACGCGGTGGTTGCCTGTCCGACCACGCTGGCGATGATGCTGAGCGTCCCCGACCCTGAAAGGGTGGGGGACGCAAACCGAGTAATCGACGGCGTGATAGACAGCGTCCCGCTGCCAGAAAGGGTTATTACACCCGGTGTCCCGACTGTAGCTCCCACGGACAGCACACCGGAGCCCGAGAGTGAGACCGTGTATGCATGTACGACAATTGCTGTGGCAGTGCAGGTTCCAGTCCCGGAAAGAGTGTAGGACACTGAAACTAGTTTCAGTGCAGTGATTGTCAGAGATCCGGAACCATCGAACGACAGTATGGTGCTGCCACTGGTGGTAGCTGTGACAGTCAGGGTTCCGGTGCCGTCAAGCGGGACCACCGTGGAGCTGAGTACCTGACCGGTAACGGACAGTGTCCCGGCACCGGCAAAAGTCGGTGAGCCCGGGATCATCCGTACTGCTGCGGTGATGGTCAGGGTGCCGGTGCTGGAGAACGTGGGAGAACTGGAGATCGTGTCCGTGCCGGTGATGCTCAGTACCCCTGCCCCTGCAAAGATCAGGGATGCGGTACCGCCGCCGGTGGTGGAGACGGTGAAGCTGCCGGTTCCGGCGAAGGCCGGGGTACCAGAAATGATCTTGGTGCCGGTGACCGCCAGGACTCCAGCCCCTGTGAAGGTGACGGACGCGGTGACTGAGGTAGCTGCCGACACCGTGAGGGTGCCCGCCCCTGCCAGGGTCAGAGCCCCGGTACGGAGCACCGTGGCAGTAACGGCCAGCGTTCCAGTACCTGTCAGAAACACGGTGCTGGAGATTGTCTGAACCCCGGAGACCGCGAGCGCCCCGGTACCGGCCAACGGAATGGCCCCGGTGCGCACGGTGTCCGCGCTCACCGTGCAGGTACTGGTCCCGACCAGGGTGACCGCTGCAGAGATGACGTCCGTGCCGGACACTGTGAGGGTTCCGGTGCCTGCCAGCGCCAGGACCGGCAGGAGTACCTGGGACGGCGCAACGGTCAGGGTTCCGCCGCCCGCAAGGGTGGCGGAACTAGAGATCGTTTGCGTCCCGGCTACGGCCAGCGTGCCCGCACCGGTCAAGGGCAGGGATGCGGACCGCACCACCGTGGCCGACACAGCCAGCCCGCCAGCTCCGGCCAGCGCAAGAGAGCTGCTCAGGGTGCCCGCGCCGGTAACTGCCAGTGCTCCGGCACCGGCAAAGGACAAAGACACAGGGTGCGTGAGGAGAGGAGTAACCGTAAGGGAACCGGAACCCGCAAGCGGAACGGCCGGTAGGACCGTCTCTGTTCCTGCAACTGCCAGGGTGCCAACTCCGGCGAAGCCTAAAGACGGCAGCACCGTGTCTACAGCAGTAATACTCAGATCGCTGCCGCCGTCCAACGGGACGGTGGCGGTGACCTCTACGCCACCTCCGGCAGCCTTGATCGCCACCATGTAGCCACCGAAGTTAGATACCGCTCCGGTGGGTGAGAACGTGATGGTACGAGTGCTGGTCACTCCTGTGTTTACTGGTTGATTGAAGACGGTCAATACAGATGAAGAGACTGATGATCCTGACGAATTGGTAGGAAGATCGACTACTTCTGTACCAGCAGACCAGGATGATGTCACCGGAGTAACCACTGCAGCAGCATTAAGACTGCCGAATCCGTACAACAGACAGTTGTCCGTGGCAACCGTGACCGAAGGAAGCGCCTGAGAATCTGCCGTCGTTCCAGATGGTGTTTTCCAAGCACCGTAACTGTCCACTGGAGCAGACAAGTCCGCTCCAGTCACTCGCTGGCAGGACACCACGATCCGACCGGAAGTGGATCCCGATTCCCAAGCCCACGTTGCAGGCAGAGCCGCCAATGCAGCGGCGTCCGGGATCGGGACGTAGTACAAGCCGGACGGTCGGCGGTTGGTATCCCCGGTGAGGTCGTAGTTCGGGCCCATCCGCACTGGCCCGGCAGGAGTGGTGAATGGGGTGATCGTGCCAACCTGGGTCTGGAACCCGACCGCAAAGACGAGCAGGTCACCGATGCTGGCATTCGCCGGAGGTGCGATAGAACAGGTCAGGGAGCCGGTGACGAACGAGGTGGTGATGTTCCCGGCACCAGTAAGACCCGTGACCCTCGTGGTGATGGAAGGGGTAACGATCTGGCTAGGAACCTGCTGTGAAGTTGGCAGATAAGGGGCGGTGTAACGAACCAGAACTGCCATTGAGTCACCCCCTCACGGAATCAGTGGACCGAGGGTTACTCAGACCAGCCCCAAGTTACTTCGCAAATCTGTCCGGTGCCGGTGGACACTACAAGGGCGAGCCCGTTGTTCGCTGTTGCGGGGATGATGATGGGGTTGGCCTGGAATGACAGCACCACACCGGACCCGATGGATGCACCCAGAAGGAACCGGTAAAGGTCACCGCTGGTGATGGTTGGAGCTACCGTGTGAGTTGTGTACACGATCCCGTTCGACGCTGCATCAGCGGCATCCAATGGCATGCGGGACTGTGCGGTGCCTTGCGTTCCTGCCGTCGTCACGCGAACCAGTTTTAACGACACGGCAGTTGCCGTTGTGTTGAACACTGACAACGACATCAATGCCATCCGATCCGTTGCCGCCCCGTACAATGACGAAATCGGCAACGTCGTAGACCCAGCGCTCGTCAAGTGTGACGCCGTATATGAAGTCATGGTTCTCCTTCAAGGATTAGATTCGGTATGCCATCACAAGATCCGGCAGCGCAGCCGGTGCACCACCCGCGAGACCAGTGAAAGCGATCTGTACGGCGTCCCGATCGTTCGCGGTAGTTGTCCAGCTCAGATTAGTGGTGCCAGTCGTAGCCGTGGATGACGTCACCTTGTATCCATCGACGGTGCCACAGGTCGTAGAACCGGCTGCAGCTGAGAATCTTGACAATAAAAACGTGAACGTATTGTCAACCGCGCCGCCTGATGGTGTGCCACCGGCGAAGCTGTGCAACCCGGCGATGGCAACGACTAGACCGTCTGTCGTCGTCGGAGATAGACCCGACGTAGCTACGGTGGTCGCTAAGTTCGCAACCGTGGTGAACCCTGCACCGATCTTGTCGTAGGTCCCGCTGATCTCCAGTACCGCCAACGCAGCGACGTTCGCCCCGTTCGGGGTGAACGTCGTGGTTGCGCTGTCACCGGACACCACCAACCGGGTCCATACATAGAACCCCTGAGCGCTGACCTGCGCCAGGCGCTGCGTGTAGACCAGCCCGGACCCAGCGAACGGAACCGCTGATGACGTAGTGTCCGATGCCATGATCGCCAGCAGGGTGTTCCCGGCGGTCGGTGCCGACCCCAGCACCACCGTCGCGGGAGTGGTAGTGGTGAGCGCTGAGTTCGACTGGACTACGGACGCAGCCATCAGCTACGCGTCGTCAGGGTTGAGCGTGATCGTCGGTATGTCCGTCCGCAGGGTGAACCCCAGTGCATTGACCTGCGCAACCGTTCGGGACCTACCTGCCGCCGGGCCACCTGTCACAGGATCACCCTGACCGACCGTAACCGGGACCAGCTGACCATCCGGCCGGGTAAGGGTGATCCTCGCGTTCTTACCGGATAGATTCGTCATATCCAAGCAGAACCCACGCGGGCCGTTGATCAACGGTTGTTCCCCCAAGGGTGCGGCGGCGTCGTAGTAGACCAAGATGGTGACCAGATCGTTCGACATCTGGATGAACCCGGTATTGACCGGCATTAGGTGCACACTCCTGTACCTCTAGGATTCAGTCCCAACAAGTGCACCAATCGCAATCGTGCAGGTGTCCCCAGCGTTGACCGTCTTGCCCAGGGTGGTGGGGTTGAAGTTCATCCGCTTGTTCGTGCCTGCGGTGGAGTCCACGATTTCATTCCCAGCCCAGGTACCGGCCGGGGAATTCGTCACCGTGACGGCAGCGGTATTGGCCTT